TAAATGTAAAGCGTTTATTACAAATAATTTTAAATATTTGTGCTGTGCGTGTAGATCGCGTGTAATTCGCGTGTAATTCGCGTGTGAAAAGCGTGTGAAAAGCGTGTGAAAAGTGATTCAAACGGTTATTGTTAAATCACTATATCTAGTATAATATTTTTTATATAACACAATATATAGTATTAAAGGGGAAAAATGGATATTGTTTGCCCAGTTTGCAACTGCAATAAATTAATTTACGTGGGCGGTTATATGTACGAAAAATGCGCTAAATGCGAGGGGACTGGTTTTGTTAAGTCAGAGATTAAATCAAGTGACTTATATAATGATTCTTTAAGCGATTTTTATGCGCATAGTAATTCAGTTCATGAAGACGATAGCCCTTTGCATGCCGTCACAAAATCAATTGAATTAAAAGCAAAACGTGGACGTCCCGCGAGATATAAATAATGACAAAAAAATACAATTACACCAAAAAAACCGGAAGGCCAACTTTATACAATAAAGAGTACGGGGACTATGTTTGTATGCGTATTGCTACTAATACCGAAGCTTTAGATGTTATTTGCGAAAAATTTGATGATATGCCTTGCAAAGATACTATATATCAGTGGATTTGGCGACATCAAGAGTTTGCAGACGCATACGCCAAAGCAAAAATGACGCAGTCGGAAAGAATGGCTGAAGAACTTGTGAAAATCGCTACTGATAAGGCTTATTATATAGATGCAGAAGGCAACCAACGCATAGATACCGGGCATGTTGCAGCGCAAAGATTGCTCGCAGATACGCAGAAGTGGATTGCATGTAAATTGGCGCCAAAAATCTACGGGGACCGCGTTACAACTGAGACAAAAATCACGATATCACATGAAGATGCTCTCAAGGCTTTAGAATAAAAAATGGATGAGCGCGAGATAGAAATAAGAAAAAAACTTAAGAACAATTTAGAGCATTATTCTCTCAAATGTTTGAAAGTTCGCGTAAAGTCTGGCGCTGTTGTTCCCCTAGTTTTAAACAAGGCGCAGCGATACATTGACGCACGGTTAAACAAACAAAAAAAGCTGACCGGAAAAGTAAGAGCGGTCATATTAAAAGGTCGCCAGCAAGGCTGTAGCACATATGTTGGCGCTCGTTTTTATCATCAAGTTTCGCACAATTTTGGAACACAAGCTTTTATTTTAACTCACGCTTTAGACGCCACTCAAAATCTATACAAAATGGCACAACGTTACTACGAAAACACGCCTGCTCTTGTAAAGCCACAAGTTACAACGTCTAACGCTAAAGAACTCATTTTCGGTCAGCTAGACAGCGGTTACAAGCTGGGTACTGCTGAGAATAAAAGCGTAGGACGTAGCTCTACTATACAGCTCCTACACGGCTCTGAAGTCGCATTCTGGAACAATGCGGGCGAGCATGCAAAAGGCATCATGCAGGCAGTACCAAACACCGAGAACACCGAGATTATACTTGAGTCAACGGCTAACGGGATGGGAAATTACTATCATCAAATGTGGCAAAGCGCGGAGTCCGGCGAATCTGATTATATCGCTATTTTTGTTCCCTGGTTTTGGCAAGACGAGTATCGCGTAAAAGTTAAAAAAGATTTTGAGCCAACAGTCGAGGAATCAGAACTAAAAAAATACTATTTGATTGATGATGAGCAGCTAGCATGGCGCAGATTAAAGATAGCTGAGTTTGGTGTTAATGGCACAGACGGTCTTAAAGCATTCTATCAAGAATATCCATGCAATCCGCAAGAAGCTTTTCAAAACACCGGCGAAGACAGCTACATAAAGCCAGAAGACGTTATACGAGCACGCAAAAACAACGCAGAGCAATACGGAAACTTAGTTCTTGGCGTTGATCCTGCGCGCTTTGGTGACGATAGAACCGCGATTATACGACGAAAAGGTAGAAACGCGTTTGGGTTGGAGATGCACGTCAAAAAGGACACCATGGAAATCGTCGGGCGCGTAAACACAATAATAAACGAAGAAAAACCGCACAAAGTATTTATCGATATTGGCGGACTTGGAGCCGGGATATACGACAGATTAAAAGAACTTGGTCACGGCAATGTAATCGTAGCCGTCAACTCAGCAAACGCAGCACTTGATAGTCGCAAGTACTCCAACAAGCGCGCAGAAATGTGGCACTTATGCAAAGAATGGATACAAGATACTCCATCTCAAATACCGGATTCGGACGAACTTCAAGCAGACTTATGCAATACAAGATATAGCGTAGATTCAAATTCACGACTAAAGATGGAACGCAAAGAAGACATGAAAAAGCGTGGCATACGCTCATCAGATGCAGCTGACGCGCTTTGCTTAACCTTTGCATACCCAACAATGCTAAATGATTCAACAAAAAAACAATCTGAATTGGCATCAAAAATCATGCTAAACACAAACATAATCACGCGAGACAAAATGAGGATTTATGGCTAACTACGCTAGAAAAACAGACGATTTAGAGCGCATTAAGAAGTCAATATCAGGCGCTTATATGTATGACAAAGAAAACTACAAGCGCTATCACGATTATCGTAATTTTTTGTTTAAAGAAACGATAACTGATGAGCAACGCGCCGTGCTTCGAAATCAGCTAAAACCGTGCATTGAGGCGAATGTTGTTGAGCCGTACGTAAGCAGGTTGCTCGGTGAGTTCGCAGGACACGAGCCGTCAATAACATGCTCAAGAGCAGATGATGTTCCAACGCCTGAGCCGGTTATAAAGATAGTCGAAGGTCACATCAGACACGTACTTTACGAAGCAAACAAAAACAATTTTGCATACGAAATATACAAAGACGAGCTTAGCGGTGGCTTTGGTGTGGCTAAGATTTGGACTGATTGGGCAACTCCGATGGCGATGCATCAAAAGATATTTTTATCGCGTGCATTTGACCCAACACTATGCGGATTTGACCCCATGGCTCGCGCGTCACACAAAGGTGACGGTCAGTTCTGCTTCGAAATTTATCCACTGCTTGAAGAGGATTTTAACCGACAATTCCCAGACGCAAAGTTACTCGGTACAGCATCATATAACCGAAATCTTGAAGGCTTTAAATGGTCATACAAAGACGCTCAAGACAATAAAATTACACTAGTCTGCGAATACTGGGAAAAAGTTAAGCGCAAAGTAAAAATAATGCAGTTGGCGAATGGCAAAGTAATATCAGAAAAGCGTTATAAGCAACTGCAACAGTATTGGAAAGACCAAAATATCATTGAGCAAATGCCGGTTATTGTAGGAAAACCACGCGTAACGCATTTAGAACACATTTGTAGATGGACGCTCACGGGTCAAGAGATATTAGCTTATGAAGAGACGGATTACGCATATCTCCCCTTGGTATTTTTTGACGCAAATAGCGCAAATTTAACGATAGGAACTGGCAACACAACATACCGCATGACACGCCCACACATCTACAATGCTCGTGGAATACAAGAACTGCAAAACTACTCGATACAGACGCTTGCAAATTATCTTGAAAATCTAGTTCAGTCTAAATTCATCATCATGAAAGAAGCAATTCCGCAAGAAGAAGACTATATCAAAGCGCTTACAAACCCGCAAATTGGCTCTACACTCGTCGTAAATGCGTTTAACGAAAACAATCCAGACCAACCCATTCCAAACCCGATTCGAGAAGTAGTCAATGCTCCGTTGCCTCCAGAAGTAATGCAAACGGTACAATATTCTAGCCAAATGGTTCAAACAATACTGGGCGGTTTTGCAAGCAACTTAAACAAAAACGATACCGATTTATCGGGCAATGCAGTGATACAAATGCTCGCAGCAGGAAACGCTACAGCTATGCCTGAGATTGTAGGCTATTTATCTGGATTAACGCAGTGCGCACATATTATTGTTGATTTAATTCCGAAGTATTTGAGAAAGTCAAAATCACTCAATGTTATACAGCTCAATGGTGACAAAGAACAAATTGAAATTAATCAAGAGGGCTCTCCATATCTTGACTACGAAGAACGCGCAATAC